TCATGCCTTCGCCCAAGCGAAAAGCGTAGCCAGGGTCCATCTGCAGAAAGTTCTGCGCGGCTGACGGGCCGCCGCGCTGCAGTTCTGCCAGCCGGTTGAAGAACTCAGTGCCAGTCTGCAAGAAGGGTTGTTGACGCGCAACGCCTTCCTCGTACATTTGGCGCTGCAGGGCCGTTGCTTGATCAGTAGACGCAGCGGTCGTTGCAGCGGCCTCTTTCGCGGCTTTTGCGGATCTGTTAGCCGCAAACAGTGATACCGCAGCAGGGATAAGGAACTGGAACATTTTACGTTACCTCGCGTCCACTGGCGCGGATGTTGATCGCTGACGCCGTTCCCGCGATTGTACTGATGAACGCGCCGGGTGACAGCACCTGACCGACAATTTCCGGGAAGGTGTACGTCTCACTGGCCTGCAGCGACTTGGTCTTGACGATCAAGTTGTCGTTGCCTGCCGAGCCAGCAGCCGTCACTAGGTTCACGCTGATCGTCGCCGCCGAAGCGCTGTAGTTCGTCGCGGTGAACTTGTCGATGATCGTCGTGACACCGTTCGCGGTGTACTGCGTCGTTTGACTGTTCTCAGCCGTCTTGGCCGGGATTAGAACTTTTACTGTGACTGTCATTGGTCAGTCCTTGGTGTTAGAGGGCGGTCAAAACGAACTGTAAGTTCCGTTCACAATAATTTTGTATTTTCTTGCAGCACCACGCAGATTTTGAATCTCATAGCGGTTGTTTCCTGCGCTCCAGTACACATTCGTAGACGACGCGGTGCCTGATGTTGCTGAATAAACGCCACTTGGATCAGAGACCTCCGATGTTGCCGCGTTTGTTCCGCGAAGATTGAAGATTGCGGACAAGTATTCGCTGTCAACAACGGTGATCATTCCAGCGGTTTCGGCGGGGCCAAGCGATGCAACGCCGTTGTTGGCAAGACTTACTTCATATCCAGTATTAGCTGCCGCCGTTATCGTCATCGGATTGGTGACGCTGGTGTACAGAACGGTACTAGGCAAAGCAGCACTGACTGGGCCTTGCGAAGAAAACACTGTTTGCTGCCCAGAGATGGTCGCAATAGCGCCGGTGTTCCAATAGCAGTTGCGAATGTCGATCTCTTTGACCGTTGAATCAACATTCAAATTAACGTGCGTGCCCGATGTGGCCCCATCCAGCACGTTGTAAATTGACGCACGCTCTACTTTTCGCAGATAGATGCCGTTTCGCACGGTATCCATCTGACAATTTTCCATCTTAAATAATTGAAGATTGTTGTTATGCGAGATGTAGACAGAGTAATCCGACGCGCTGGTGCCTTGTTCAGTTCGAACATTGAACAGTGACAAATTTTGAGACACACCCGTCGTTGTTGTGTCAAGCCAATACAACCCATAAGTTCCAAGCACCCATGCTTGATAGCCGTCAAAAACAACATTTGTCAGATTGACACCTGTGTCAATCGTCACGCATGGATTGTTTGCTGCGCCTAAGTAAGTGTCTTGAAAATGAAAGTGGTCAATGCTGATTGAGCTATTTGGATTTGTAGAAATTTGAACTGGTTTGTCTGCGTATACATACAGTCTAGACAACCTTGCCGCCTCTCTACCACGCACCCAAACGCCGCGAGAACCAGCGCCACCGCTCCAAAACATCGACCCAGGGACAGCAACAACAGACCCGCCAACTACGATGTCGTCAATCAAATATCCACTGGTGTCTACAATTTCAATTGCGGTTTTGGTGTACGTTGAATCTGTTGAGTAAAACGACAGCCCTGCGACAGAACCTTGAAACAACACCGCCGCCCCAGCGGACAGTTTGAGGCAAGATCCGTTGGCTGTCGGAGCAAACACAATTTGCGTAGCCGAAGAACCCGCACCAATAATATGGACTCGATTCTTGGCAACGGTTATCGTTCCTGTGACCTTGTACGATCCGACGGGGAGATAAACAGTGCCGTTCCCAGATCCAAAGTAATCAATCGCAGCCTGAATTGCCGCAGTGTCATCAGTAACTCCATCACCGACAGCGCCGAAGTCCTTCACCGACACCGTGTCACGCAGCTTTGCCTGCACCGTGCGATACGAAGCCCCCACGCCGTCAGCGATAAAGCCCACCAGTGACGAGCCGGACGCAGACAGCAGTTCCTGCATCGACTGCGCGCCCTCGCTGTAGATGTCGTCCACCGTCCAGATGTCCACATCGGTCGCGGTGGTCAGGCGCAACTTGTACGGGCCAGTGCCCAGCCACACCGACGCCTCGCCTCGGGAGTCAAGGATCACCGGGTTGGTGTTGGCCGCAGTGGCCGCCTGGTCGGTGTACGTCACGAGCGGCGTCGTCGTGCCCGCTGCGTAGCTGTACAGTTTCCCGCCCACCAACGGCTCACCGTTGGCAGCAAAGAATTGAATTTTAGGGACGGGAGTAAGAGCGGCCATGATCAGTCCTGATATGCGCTGATGTTGTCAGTCACGGTCAGAATAATAGACGGAATTGCCGGAACCGGGGCGGCTGCGGCTTGAGCCAAAATTTGCACGGAAGTGTTATCGACAGACCACACCAACTCAAAATAATCGCCAGCTTTGAGTTGTTCAACGTAGTTCCACGACGTTACCAATTCGTCGTCTGTACCTTTCAGCCGCACTTGACCGGCTGAGTTGGCGACATTGACACCGTTGATGCGTAGCCAGATGAAAATCAGGTGGTTGCCGCCGCTGGTGTTGTCCAACTGTGCGCTGAACTGCATGTTGTACACGCCGTTTTGCGCTACATAGATCCGCGATGTGGGTGAGCCAACGTAAACGCCGTTCGACAGGTTTGTCGAGTTGAACGTCAGAGGATAGGCGGTGTTGATGGCCGCTGCCGTTTGCGTAGTGGTGTCGTAGAACGTCCCGTAGGGGCGGTTGTGTAGATGCGGCGTAATGGATGGGGCCAGAGCCAGCGCCTGCACTTGCTTTGCCAGTTCGTCTATCTGCCCTTGGGTCAGGCTCAAAAGTTGAGCCTGCTGGGCAATAGAAATAGCGTCTGCCAGTGTTTCTGAGTTCTGCGGACCGACCTGCAAGTCCTCAATCGAGAACGTCGTCGGGCCGATCTTCGTGAACAACTCAAAAAAGAACCGATACCACTCACGCGAGACCAGCCCGGTGCGCTGGTCGATCAGCGGCACCCGTTGCGGGATGATCTCAAGAATGTTAGGCACGAGTCGGACTCAGGATCAGTTCAGCGCCCATGATGGCGATCTTCACCGGGTCCGTACCGCTGACCTCGTACACCCGGTCGCGCAGCTTCAGCGTCATGCCCAGCCGGCGCCAAAACACCCGCTGACTGTACTCGCCCACCTTGCCCAACGGCGCCCAGTGCTCGTTACTCCAGGTGTGGCCGCCATCATCCGACCAGCGCAGCATGACACGCGGGTCGATGCCGGCGTCGGTGGAACTCTCCAGATCCAACGCCTCGCCCGTCTCGGTGGTCAGAATGTCGCCGTTCTCGGCCAGCAGCACGCCAAAGACACCAGCCGCCCCCACACCCGCCTCGCAGTCGAGTTGCAGGGTATGGTGGGCGGTACGCTTGAGGTTGTTCTGACCGGTGGGCAGCGCCCGCCATGAGCGCAGCCACTTCTGGATCTGGCCGTTGTCGGCGTACACCGTCGGCTCGTAGGTGTACAGGTTGGCGTTCTCAAAGTCGCCAACGAAAATTTTGCTGTTGAAGTTCATCTGGCAGTTGCTGCGGTGCCGGGTGAACTGACCATCAGCAAACCCCGCCCGCTCGTGCCACGCGCCCGTGGAGACGTCGTAGACCCAGGTCTTATCGGCGGTCGGGAAGGTCAGGACGTAGAAGCTGTGGCCGTCCTGCTGGTAGGTGTAGGCGATTGCGTCGGTGATGTCGCCGTAGGACTGGATCTGCCACTCAACCGCGTGCGTGCTAATGCGCTTGCCGGTGTAGCCCTCGGCGCGGTAGACGATGCCGTTACCGCGCGCATCTGCCCCGAGCCAGAAGATGCCGTTATCTAGTTTGGCGACGCTGTGCGTGGCAACGCAGCCGATCTCGTTGAACGCACCCTGCACTCGCTGCAGCGGAAAGTCGGACAAACCGGCGTTGACCCATACCTCGACCGAGTTAGCCCCAAAGAGCCATGCCTCGCGGTGGTCGATGATCAGGCTGGTCAGATCGTCGGGTGAGCCTTCAGCGCTGGCGAAGTCCAGCGGGTCGATAGACAGGCCGTCGAGGAACTGCGTGACCCAGACCTTCTGGCTGTCTGGCTCAATAAACACGAAGTAGTTGTCCAGAAAGCCGACCACATGCGCGCCGGGAAAGTCCGGGTCGGTGATCTGGCTGAATACGTTGGTATTGGCGTTGTAGATGTAGCTCGGCCCATTGCAGGCGACGAACAACTGGATGCCGTTGTCGCTCATGCTGACCGGGCCAGAACC